CAAAATGGTAAGATACTTAACGTAAAAAAGAGTGACCCTAGCTACAAACCAGTTACATATAAGGAAGTTATAAAGCATTTAGTAGATTCTCTTATAAAGGAGGATGCTGAGTATAATAAGTTTGTGCGGAACAAAGAGAGACGTTCTTCTCGCTCTGCTAATATAGGTGAGTTAGAAGGTGATGACACAATACACCCCTTGGTTGCCGCGAAGATACAGCAACAGATTAAGAAAGAGTATGCGATGGAGAGTCAGATATGGCAAAGCATTGCTATCAAGAATGAAGAATATGTAGATTTTGCGAAGAAGCTTTCATTAGTTGAGCCTTTCATGATACAGATACGGGATTTACTTTTAGGTGTAGCCCTAGACCATCCTGAATTAGAAGAAACTATAGATGAAGGTATGGAGAATCTATATAATCTTGGATTAAAGCTTATAGAAGAAGCTAGGATAGATAGGGAGAGTTATGTAGAAGAGATGTTGGGTAAGACATTGCAAGAGATAGAGGATGCGGAATGAGTCTCAACGTGTTAAGTCTATTTGACGGTATAAGCTGTGGTCAACTAGCTTTACAAAGAGCTAGTATAGATTATAGTACCTATTATGCTAATGAAATAGAAGCTAGCTCTATTAAAGTAACCTCTAAAAATTTTCCAAATACTATTCAATTAGGCGACGTTACTGTCTTAGATACATCTAGTCTACCTAAAATAAATTTACTACTAGGCGGTAGTCCGTGCCAAGGCTTTTCTAAAGCTGGTAAACAACTAAACTTTAACGACCCTAGAAGTAAACTCTTCTTTGAATATGCACGTATAAAAGAGGAGTTACGGCCTAAGTACTTCTTATTAGAAAATGTCGTTATGAAGCAAGAGTATATAGATGTAATAACAGAATACCTAAAAGTAGAACCTATACGTATTAACAGTAAACTAGTTAGTGCTCAGAATAGAGACCGTATGTATTGGACAAATATACCTAATGTAACTATTCCAAAAGATAAAGGTATATATTTAGATAGTATATTGGATTTTACTTTATCCTCTTGTATTATAGGTAAAAATATAGGTTTAAGATCAGGGCTATTTGATTATCTAATAAAGCAACAGCCTGAATCTAGTATAGCTGTGTCAGATACACCGTATATTAAAGTTAATAGGAAATTGAAGATAAAATCTAAGCAAAGTAAATCTAGTTGCCTAACAGCAGGGGCATCTTCGGGAGGTAATCATTCAGATATGGATTTTATAGTTACTAAACCTAGTACATGTAGAAGATACTCTTGTATAGAAGCAGAGCGTTTGCAAACATTACCGGATAATTATACTCAAGGTATTTCTCCTACTGCTAGATATAAAGCAATAGCTAATGGTTGGACAGTAGACGTATTAGCACATTTATTTAACGGATTGCGGAATGAGCAGCCTTAAAGAAGATATAGAAGTATCAATACGTACCTTAAAACTTCAAGGTATATCACAAGGTTTTGTTATAGATACTTTAGAGCGAGTATTAGTCCAGCACTATAGGGAGACAAGGGCCCATTCTTGTGATATACCTGGATGTATGTCTTGTGGGAATCTAGAAGATGTTTATTGCTATCTAAAGGAAGAAGAAGAGTGATACAACTAATCCTCCAATCTCTTAGGGAGTATATGTATAAAGACCACAAGCGTACTCGTAATAGCAATGAATATAATACAGTTGTTGTATATGAGATTGTGCCGAAAGAGGGTTTACCCTTTACACGGATAGATATATTTTCAAAGCAGGCTAAACATGTTTGAACGTAGCTTTGATACAATCTCTGAGCGGCGTCTGCTAGGTTCTCTTCTTCTACTCTTTAAACGGGCTAGTAGAGAGACTACTATAGAGTGGACAGAAGCCTATCGTACTTTAAGTGCAGAGGAGTCTTCTATACGTGGTAAGTTTCGTACAGACCGAACACCCGCCTTCAAGTACATCTACCATGCTTGCGATAACTGGTATATACACATAGTCGCTATGATGAAGTCCTCGCAAATAGGGGCATCTGAGATGGAGAATAATGTAATAGGTAGGATAATGGATATACGTCCTGTACATGCTGTTATATTCTTCCCAGGGTCTGACCTATTAAAAGATTTTAGTCGAAAGAGGTTAAAGAAGTTCTTCGCTTCTTGTAAGAGGCTTAAAGATAAATTGAATATCGGTATACCTAAGCCTTCGCATGAGTATTATACCTTTCCAGGTGGTTCTATTGTACTTAAAACACTTGGTTCTATACAGTCTGTACTATCAGCAGCCTATGCCCTCTTAATATTCGAAGAGTTTGCTCAAGTAAAGAGTGATGTAGCAAAACAAGGTGACCCGCTATCTCTTGGTATAGGAAGACAGAAGTCTCTTGAGATAGGATACAAAAAGGTACTTGCCTTCTCTACTCCTACCTTTAAAGACGTATGTAATATGGAGAAGGGCTATAACGCCTCACGCCAATTCATCTATAAGGCAAAGTGCCATCACTGTGAAGCTCTTGTAGAACTAAGTGGTTGGACGGCGGAATCCTTTATAGTCTACGATACGTACCCTAATAGATATATAGATGAGAAGTATGGTAAGTATAATCCAGAGACAGCGAGTTTTGCTTGTACCTCATGTAATACGAAATGGACATTTGATGATAAGACAAGAAACATCAAGGAAGGTTTAAACTATGGCATTATAGATGATTGTGGGGAGTTTACTTACGGTTGGCATCCTAAAAATGAAACGTATACGCCTATCACATATAATGAATATAAGGAAGTAGAGGACACCATAGATAAAGTAGGCCTGCGTCGAAGACTAAGGGCCGAGAAAATATCCCTACAGTATGGCTTTCAGCATCCTGAGATACTAGCTTGTTTTGCTGCTACATCTAATGCTCCTGTACTAGCGAAACAAAAACTCCTCGCAGACATGGCTGTAGAGAAAGGAGATGAATCTCTTACTAAGACTTGGTATAACAACTCTCTTGGTTTGCCATACACATCTGGTATAACAGCTATTGAGGCGGAGGAGATGAAGACCTTTAGGAAGAACTATAGGGAAGGGATATGCCCTATGGAAGCCCTTGTTGTCACTGTAGGTATAGATGTACAGGATAATCGTTTTGCAACTGTAGTTAGAGGTTGGGGAAGGAATAACAACTCTTGGCTTATCAAATGGGAAGAGACCTTTGGAGATGTGCTGGTACAAGAGAGAGAGCGAGATAGTACAGGAGAACCTAATGGGCGCTTTCTTGGTGTATGGGGTGAGCTATGGGATAAGTATGTAGTTGGAATAGTCCATCATGCTAGTGGCAAATCTATGAAAATTTCGGCTATCTCGATTGATAGTGGTGACAATACCGAACTCGTATATAAGTTTGTTAAAGCAGCTGCGCAGTATTTCGAGGAGAATAATACAGGTCAATATATATTTGCTACTAAAGGAACCCGTGACCTTAAGTATAGTGATGATGAGATATACCAAGACCCCGCTTCTAGGGATATCAACATCACGGATAATAATGTTCGTATAAGTCTTGCTGAAAAGATGGGCGTTCCACTCTATTATATCGGAGCGCATAGAGCGCATGAGGAGATATTACGTCGAGTAGCTCTAAACAAGAAATCTGACGCCGTATCTAATCTATATTACCATAACGAGCAAAGTTACGGAATGTACGAAGAACAGATGACCTCTTGTAGAAAAATTATAGATGGCTCTACCTCATATAAGAGTGTATTTAAACTTATAGCCGGTAAGAGAAAGGAAGCTATCGACGCAGAGAAGAACGCTCTTCATGCCTCTTATGCTATCAACATCCGTAATATGACACATGCACATTGGACTGCCTTGGAAGTCTATTACTACAACTAATATTGATATAGGTATAAAGAATGGCAGACTATACACTAGCAGAAGCTCAAGCCCTGCTTACAAAAGTAAATATCGCAATTGAGGCAAAGATAACTAATACCCGCTTTGCCTCGTTCACTACAGGAACGACAGAGTTTTCTCATAAATATGAGTTTGACACAACAACCATGCAAGAACTACTAGATCTACGCAAACAACTACTTGATATAATAGGCTCCTACGAAACCCCTGCGCCTGTATTCAGAGCTAATGGCATATTTGGTGTAATAGCTAGAAAAGGTGATTTATAATGGCTACGCAAACAACAGATGAGACTTACTTCGTCTACGGTGGATTGACTAATGGCACTGCTGCTTTTGAAGGGGCAGCCTCGGACTATACAGCAGGCTTACGTGGACTATTCCAGGGAGAAGCAGACGAGTTAGCTGTAGGCGAGTTACGTTACTTACAAAGCAGGTCTAATCATATATGCCGTAATAATGGTTATGGGGAAATAGCCTTAAATAACTGGGTAACTAATACCAACGGAGTTAACACTGTATGGATATATGCCAACGGTAAGAACAAAGGTAAGAAACACACTATAATGCAGGACTATTGGGCCTCGTTCGCAGAGAACCCTTGGTATGATGGACATGGTAATTTACGTACAGGTCAAGGGGTATCTAACTCTTCCGTCTTCCTTAATGGTAATGACTATATACGTTCTTTAGTCATACGTACATCTGGTAAGGCTGTTCCACTAAAGTTACAACAGATACCAGCGTTGCTTCATGCAGTTGAATACTCTGCTTCAGCTACTACAGACAATACTATTAAGTACGGTATTGAATTTAGAGATTCCATACCTATAAATTACTTTTTCCACCGTTCGCTTAAAGAAAAAGTTGACTACACCAATCCCAATGCTTATACAAAAGTACCAGCTTCGGAAATCATCCACACCTTTATACGTAAAGAACCTGGACAATGGTTAGGTATACCAAAGTTAGCTTCTGTTATACTCGCTTTATATAAATTAGATGATTTAACTACAGCTACAGTTAATAAACAAGTCTTATCTCAGCACTTAACTTATATTATAAAACAAGCTGGCGCGGCTGGTTTAGCGATGCAACCTGTAGGTACACCTACTACAATAACAGATTCAAATAATAAGACTAAGATAATTTTTAAGAGTAATCTATTAGAAGGCAAAGCGGTATACCTTAATCCTAAAGAAGAAGTAGAGATGTTCCAAGGAGAGGATATAGGGGCCAATTTTGATAAGCTCATAGGACAAGAGCTTCGTAAAGTAGCTGGTGTAGCTGATACACTATACCATCATTTAACAGGAGACACCTCTAACTTAAGCTTTGCCGCTCTTATAGCTGAAGGTATACGTTTACGTGGTAGGTTAGAATATATACACAACTTCATAACTATCCCACTTAGAGAAAAACCGATAGCAGATATTTTTAAAAACCTAGCTGTCTTATATAACCCTAAATGTAGTAACGCTATACCGTATTTTCAATTACCGCGTTGGAGAGGTATGGATGAGTTAAAGGATATGCAAGCTGATCTACTTGAGTTACAGCATGGTATGGGTATTACAACAGATAAACTTGCAGAACGTGGTTTATCCATAGAAGATATACAGGCGGATGCAGAGAATAGGAAGATACTAGAAGGTATGGGTATTAAACTTACACCAGATCAGGCTACTGACAGTATGGTGCAATCTAACAATACACAAGCTAACTCTAACAGTACAGGAAATTGATATGCTTCTACTACTTTTAATACCAATACCAACTAGGGGGGGGTCTTCCTGAAGAAAGGAGACGCTCCCACTTTGAGTATATAGATAGAATAGTCCAAATGTATCCAGATAGATTTTTACCTATAGGACAACGTAAAAGTGGTATAATTTACGTAGAGAGCATCCTAGAACTAAATACATGGTCGAAGATATTATTTAGAGTAAATAAATATATAATATGTTGACATTCTCTTTACATTTCACTATAATCGCGATAACTAATAAAAGGTTTAATTTATGAATCTTGATACTTTAAAGGGTGAAGAATTATTCGCCTACTTACGGAACAATAAAAAGGAACTACTGCAAACTAAGAGTAGCTCTCTTAAACTATGCGATGCAATTACTGGTCATACTATTGTAGAAGGTAGAGACCCTAAGACCGAAGCATCTAAAAAAGAAGATGATAGTGAAGCTTCCGAACCCGATACTTTAAAAGTAACTATGGTAGCCAATGTAACGAACATCGTTGACTCCCACATGGATATGCTTTTACCAGGAGCTTATACCGAGTCTATACAGAAACGTGGTATATCTATTCCACATCTATTAGACCATAACCAATCTGCTATAGGTCATATAGGGGATGTAACTAAAGTATATACGCAAGACCTATCTTTAACAGAGTTAGGCTACTCCGAAAAAGGCTCGGTCGAGGCTTTAGTTATGGAATCCACTGTGCGGAAATCATACAACGAAAAAGCTTTCGACTTCTATGCAGCTAAAAAGATTAACCAACACTCTATA